AAGCAGCGAAATATTTGGATAGCTGAACTTACCATCAATGATGGTGTCATATCTTTGGAAATAAAGATCGTTCGACAGTTTTACTGAAGTCGAATCTTCGGTGATTCTTCTTAGTCGAACTTGCCAAGGACTACCGCCAGGAGGTAGATCAATTCTGTAGGTACGTTCATATTCGGTGGTAGTTTTTTCATTGGTGAAATTTTCTTGATACACCGTGCCCCATGTACTTGAACCATTAGGGAGTACATCAATAGCAAAAGATAGATCAGCGCCGCCTAAGCTGCCGTCATCACCAACCTTATAAAGAGAGGGTAGCTTAATCGTTACCGCAATAGCGTCATAGTCACCGGCAACTGTTACCGACAGTGGTAAGCCGTAAAACACTTTAGTAGCAACGATTACAGGAGTATACGCAGCATCGAAGCCAGGGATGTTCTGTTGATCAGGGGAACCAAAGTTGAACGCCCAACTCATCCCTTGGAAATTAAGTCGGCCCTCTTGGTCCCTGATTGGAACATCGTTTAGATATACGTCATATTCAATGTTAGTGTCTGGAGGACCAACAATAGGCCCCTCGCTTACAACATAAAGCCCACGGAATGTACTGTGTGCCTTAAGGGTGTCATCTGCATCACTAGACGCGCCACCACCGAGTTTACCACCAGCACCTTCTAACTGAAATAATTCTTGCATAAACGGATTATCTTATAGAGTATATTATTAGTCAATCTAAATCAGGTCGTTACCTGACCAGCCGCCTATTGCACTAGCAAAAGCTAGCCATACGGGATCGGAAGAACTTGTGTCGTGAACTTCGTTTTCAATGGCGACAGAGATTGGCATAAGATCACAATACATCTGTCCATATAGGAGAGGAATCGCATTACCTTGTTGAGCGATACCAGATTCGTTACCGAAAACGCCGCTATTCTCTTTCTTGCCGTCTTGGACCCCTGGAGAAAGCATCATACTTACACCAGACATAAAAGTTGAAATGGCAACCATATACATAGCGGTCTGGATAACCTGTAAGGTCATGGGAGCGCCGATTGCAGCCATAGAGCCCATAGGGCCGGTTAGGACGAAAGCAGCAACGAACAATACAGCCCCTAGGACGGTCTTTAACTCGCCCCGAGCACCTTCGACAGAAGGAATGATATGGATATCACGCTGCGTTCTTAGATTGATTGACTGGTCATCTAGTCCTACACCCGTATGTAAATCACCGACCACAATACGAAAGCTATTCTCTTTAATATCAGTAGAAAAGCCGGGACGGCCTGAACCAATAGCTCTGATCGCTTCTGGAACAGAATGAACATTTAGCTCATAAACTGGAGCATACTTCTCAGCTAGGAATCCGTATAGGTGTATTTTAGCCATTGTATCTTAAAGTCTTTACAGCAAATTTGGACCATCTACCAAGTAGGTCAATTCTTGATTCTTTCGGCATTAGATGATGCATGATCATATGATCACCGATATAGATAGCAGCGTGGTTGGCTACCTCTGACCGTCCAATCTTCATTAGAATAACGTCGTATTTTTGAAGATCATTTACAGGCACAAATCCAGCATCGGGATAATAGTCCTCATATAGAGGAGTATTGTCATCCCAAAATGCGGTCCATCTAGGGAAATTCTTTAGTTTGATTTGTCTTTGTTGCCAGAAGGTAGAACGAATAAGATCATAACAATCAAGCATACCAAAGATAAATGGTCTTCCTTCTAATGGAATATCAAGGGTATGATCACCGAACCACATGATTTGTGTGGCACCTTCACTAGATGAAGTACAAATGCCAAAGGGAATTCCAGCGACAATTTGAGATTGCATATCAGCTTTAGAGGGAACTGCGCTTGAATGCGGGTGTGAATGGATAAAGCCTTGTGCCTTTGTGACTAGAGTTGTGTCGACTGTAGAGAGCTTAAAAGTGTTTTCTGGATCATCACTGATATTCTCAACAGGAACTAACTTCCCATCGATAACGAAGGCACAAGCTTCCTGAGGGAATTTCGAGGCAGCATATGCCTGAAACTCTACCTGGATAGTGTTTGTAATGTTCTTAGGAGTTGTGATATGTAACATTATGAAATTGTTGGTTTAGCGGTTCCTGGGAATGCCATGAATGGAAGGACAGCTTGTGCGCCGAATCTAGCTTTACAGCCAGGAACAAGGTGACTACATACATCTTGTGCGGGATCAGCAGTAGGAACACTGTCCTCAGTGTAGTAGGCTGAATCCACGAAAGGACAAGCTAAGTCTGTAGGACTGTAATCAAAGCTGCTAGTTACTGCATTCCATTTTCTATAGATGGCTCTACAGTATGTGCTCAACACACCCCTTGGCAGCATAATGCCATTTTGATCGAGGAATGATGATAGTTCGAACTCAACGAAAATCTTGTTTTCGGCAGTCTTTGTATTGATCCTGTATATGTCTTGTGAGAAATATTCGTTTGGGTTAGCGTCAGGTTGGCCGTCTAGGAAATTTCTGAAAGTTCTGGTTCTAGTGACTTTACCCCCGACAAGATCAGATAGACTATTTACCAATCCTGTAATAGCAAGGTTGATAGTTGAGAATCTGACTTTTGGTGTAGGAATCGGTCCTTGACCATTCCATTCAAATCCGTCTGCATCGATATCAAAAGGAATATACGCCGTTCCGCCCCAGGACACAGGCGTAACGAAATCCTTGGCCTCAACGAAGTGATATACGTTATCGCCAACATCGGTAAGGTCTAGTTCCCAGAGAACTACATACGGATTTGGCTCCGTTTTTTGAACTTCTTCGCTAATGGAAGCCATTAAATAGGTACTTCCTCAAAAGTCGCTTGTAGTGACCAGATAGACGGTTCAATGTTAGAGAACGTCCAAGACCTACACTTAATAAGTTTCTGCTCATCTCCCGGCGCGATCCACACAAATGTTTTATATCCGCCCATTGATTTTAGGAAATTACTAATAGTTTTCTTTTCATCATCGGTTAGAGCATCCCAAGTTAAATCAAACTTGGACAACATAAAGTTAATGCCGTCTGGGTATTGTTGGCTATAGCCGTCACCGAAAGACGTTCTTAGAACTCTAGGCTCAATCGTTTCTTTGGTGGGATAGCTAGGACCAATCATGGTTGGTGGAAATGTGCTATACCCATAAGCAGAATAATTAGTCACTTATCTAACCGCCCCATAGAGTCTGCCCCCTGGTCGGGACTCTCTAATCATCATGTCTTTCCATTTCGCTTCGATAGCGTCGTTGATTTGATTACCCATGTTGGCTGCATCAACCTTGCTAGATGATCCGTCACCAGCTTGGTAGTTGATTTCAATCTGAGGATTGAAGTGAAGAGATGCATTACCTGACTTCATAGCATGTTGTTGTGCTGAGGTCAATACTCTTTCACCTTTTCGAAGAACAGCAGGGACCTCATCTGGTGCAAGTCCTGCAATGCCACCTGTATGATAACGTACAGCGCCAGCGAATACGCTTGATGGTAGGTTATGAGTGATTGCCCCTGTAGAACCTACAACACCACCTGTATGGAACGCCAGGGCAGGAAGTACGTCACTTAGAGCGCCGATGGTTGGGGTTGATGCTGCAATACTATAGGTGGGGCCTAGAATACCCATTCCGGCGCTGCTCCCGCCTAGGCCAAGCATACCTGCGATGCCTTTAACACCAGAACCAATGAGTCCACCTAGACCAGCCATTCCAGGCATTCCACCGACATTAGGCTGAGCCGCGCTTGGATTAATAACAGCATTGAACCCATTTACGAATGGAGCCATGATCATCTTCTGGAATTCCATACGTAGGAAATCAGCGGCAAGTTGCTGAAGGAATGACTTCCAGTTTAGCTTGCCGGTTTCCATGAACTCAACAAACATATCTTCAATGCCCTTAAAGGCATTTGAGAAGATTTGATGTGTAGACTTGGCTGTATTTTGGATTTCGTCTAGATAATCACCAGCAGCCTCACCAACTCCATTCTTCCAGTTAGCCATATATTTGGTTTGCTGGTCGAATTGCTGCTTGGCCATTTGCATTTCTGCGGCCATATCAGCAATTTGCTTTGGAGTTAGATTTTTATTCTGAGCGAAATATCTCATTTCAATCTCAGTCTGAGCTTGAACTAACTCTCTACGGCGGCCATAAGATGCGTTGATCTGATCGTTTAGTTCTAGCTGTTTCTTTTGAAGTTCTAGACTGCTTGTAACTGTGTTATGCTGGCGGTCATAATAAGATTGTTCATCAGTAGCCAAGGACGAGCGCAGCTTATCTACGGTAGCTTTAGGGGCATGAGCCTCAAGCATAGCTTGACCGATACCAAGTTGTCCTCTGTCAATGAATCCATTGATGTTATCTAATGTATACTGAGAAAGATTCTCTTTCATTGCAGGACTATTGGCAAACTTAGATAACATATCTTGTTTGCGTTGAAATAGCTCGGCGTCGCCTGAACGCATACCGGCCATATCAGCTTTAGCACGATCTGTTCTAAGTTGCTTATCAATATCTTTAAAGAACTTAGTTACAGCTTTCTGGATATCGTTCTCTTCGATAATTCGATTAGCCGCATCAATCTTGTCTTTAACCTTCTTAGGAATATCCTCGATAGGAATATTCAAAA